TGGAGTTGTTGTCCGAGACGTCCGAGGACTCGTCCACTACCGAGACGAAGCGCCTGCGAGGGATGGCGCGGGCTTTCCTGCTGGAGAGCACCGAGACGAAGATCATGGTCACCGGCAACGCCCGGACGTGGCGGGAGTTCATCCAGAAGCGGAACTCACCTCACGCTGATCGCGAGATCCGGGATCTTGCCGCAGCGGTGCTCGACGTCCTCGTCAAGGAAGCCCCCCACATGTTCGGAGACCTCGCATGAGATTCCCCGTCAGACTCAGCGGCTACAAAGTAATGGCGACCATGAAAAGGCCGGGATGGTGGTCGTACACCATCAAGTTCGGCGTGTATGATGGGGCACTCAGTGTGTCCGGTTGGTTCCGGTACACGTTCTGGCACGTCTCTCTTCAATGGGGAGGCCGACGATGAAAGTGTACCTGATCGGTTCCCTCCGGAACCCCGAGGTCCCCAACACCGCCAAGTTCCTCCGGGAGGTTCTCGGTTGCGAAGTGTTCGACGACTGGTATGCCGCCGGTCCTGAAGCAGATGATCACTGGCAGGAGTACGAGAAGGCCCGGGGGCACAACTTCTCTCAGGCCCTCGCAGGGCACGCGGGACAGCACGTCTATCTGTACGACAAGTCCCACCTTGATTCGTCGGACGTCGGCGTCCTGATGCTCCCGGCGGGGAAGTCGGGGCACCTCGAAGCCGGTTACCTGATCGGTCGGGGCAAACCCGTCTTCATCATTGGGCCCGAGCCCGAGCGGTACGATGTGATGTACAACTTCGCATGGGGGTTCTTCAACGATCTGAACCACCTGTGTGACGCACTCCGCTGGACAAAGTCGTTCAAGTCGGACCACCTCCCGGAAGGGAGTTCATAACCGGGGGTCGCATGAGCACAGCACGCGGCAGAGTCGACGCACCACTACTGGTCACCATGGTGTCCGAGCCCAGTGAGGGCATGGAGGCATGGTTCTGGAAGGTGGTGCAGGACGAATGCAAGATCCAGAAGACGGACGTCCGGGTTGTGTTCCTCATCGACGAGCCGCCCGCGGGAACCGGGAGCCGCCCCCTGAAGTCTCAGATCCGAGCGGCGTGGCCGCGGTTCTCTCAGGAGATCCGTGAGTCCCGCCCTCGCGTCGTGCTGGCCATGGAGGGCAGCACGCTCCACCCGCTGACGGGGATCACGCAGACGATCCTTGACGCACGCGGGTACGTGATCGACAAGAGCTTCTTCCACAACATGCCGATCGAGTCGTTCGAGAAGATCGGTGAGTACAAGTCGAAGAGCAAGGGCCACGCCAAGGGCGACGATCGCTTCGGCTGGGTCAAGCGTTCGCAGGCGGGCCTGCTCGGTGCCGACTTCGAGGGGGTTGTCATCCCCACGTTCGGCCTCGACCACATCCGCCAGACCCAGTTCGCCATGCGCCCCGCCTTCAAGGAGGACGTTCGGCGCTGTCGCCGAGCCCTCGACGGCCAGCTCAACATGCTGGAAGACCGGCTCCACGACAACGACTACTTCGTCACTTTCGACACTCTGCGTCGACCGGATGGCTCGACCTATCAGGTGGGCAACTCCCTCTACGAGGTCAACTGGGGGGAGATCATCGCTGTCGACATCGAGACGCACGGCGTGGACAACGAGGTCATCGACCTTGTGTCGTTCAGCGACGGCATCAACAGCGGCGTGCTGGAGTGGTCGCTCGAAGCGCAGCAGTTCATGACGGCGCTGTTCGCCCTGCCGGGGCGGTACTACGCCATCCACAACAGCCCCTTCGACCTCCCTCGCTTGCGGGGGAACGGAGTGATCATCTCCGACAAGGTGATGGACACGCGGATCATCGACACGATGTTCGGTGCCGTCGTCGTCCAGCCGGACCTGCACAAGTCGCTGTGCCGTGCCTGCACCATCTACCACGACCTGAACCCGTGGAAGGGCCAGCGAGGGTCGATGTGGCATGAGATGAGCCAGAAGGATCCGATCTTCTACTCGGTCAAGGACGCCTTCGTGACCGCGTGGCTGGGCATCAGCCTCAAGAAGGTCATGGAGAACTTCGGGGTGTGGAACCTCTTCATGGGGCAGGGCACACACCCGGGACCCGGTGTGACGGCCACGATCCCCGAGCTGACGCTGATGTCCCGGACGGGCATCCGCACGGACAGGGAAGAGGCGGGCCGCATGACGGCTCTGCTGGAGGATGAGTCCCTCCAGCTGGAGCAGCAGTGGGCCGAGATGTTCCCCGGCATGAACCCCCACTCGACGCAGGAGGTCGCGGACCTCATGTATCGTCAGTGGGGCCTGCCGGTCCAGAAGACGAAGACGGATGGAGTGACGACGGACGAGCTTGCGCTGATCCGGCTACGCTTCTTCATCGACAGTGACTACGCGAAGCGGTACAGCCCGGGCCCGTGGATGGAAGATCCGCGGTGCACACCCCAGCTGTTCGATCTGCTCCTCAGCATCCGCAACGCGAGCAAGCTCCTCTCCACCTACGTGCAGCCAGTGGCGTTGGACACGGAGACGTGGGTTCACCCTAGCTACATGCCGGTGTCGAAGGACGACGAGCACGCGAAGGGTCGCTTCGGCGTAGGCATCAACAAGAGCAAGGCCACGACGGCCACGGGACGCCTCGCGACCTACGGCCCGAACATCCAGAACCAGCCGAAGAAGGTCCGGAAGCTGTACATCCCGGACACCAACGACATGTGCTTCATCGAGGCGGACTACAAGTCTGCTGAGCTGTACGTGATGGCGTTCATGGCGAAGGACGATCGGCTGCTCGAAGACCTCCGGTCCGGTGACATGCACAGCCGGAACGCTGTGCGGTTCAACACGACGAGAGACACGGCGAAGAACGTCATCTACGCCGGTCAGTATCTCGCCGGGGCCGCAAAGGTGAGCGAGATGATCCTCGAACAGGAGCACCAGTACGTCCCGGTGGACGAGTGCAAGCGAATCCTGAACGAGATCAAGGAGTATTACTTCAAGACGCACGCCTACAAGATGCACCTCGTGCAGATGTGTGAGACGAAGAAGTATGTGAAGAACAACTTCGGTCGTGTCCGATTCTTCCACGATGGGCGGTCACCGGCGGCGGTGGACTTCATTCCACAGAGTGTCGTCGCTGACGTACTGTGGTGTGTCCTCCGGCCGGTGGCAGAGATGGCTCGTTCCCTCGGCGGGCGTATGACGACGACCGTGCACGACTCGATTCTCATTCAGGTCCCCCAAGCGAGGGTGGCCGAGGCTGCCGAAAGGATGCAGGAGATCATGCAGAAGCGCTTCGACATCGTTGCCCCGGACTTCTACATTCCCGTCGAGCTGAAGCTGGGCGAGCCGGGCAAGTCGTGGGGCCAGTGGGAGAAGGCCGCGTGATGACGGTCAAGGCTCTCTACGAGAAATGGGGCCATCTCCTCCCTTGGGGCCGGAGGAAACGAGAGCATGACGAGTTCACGAAAGCGTATGTTGAACAGTTCAAGCAAGGCTTCCGTGAGATGAGGGAGCATCGGCTAGCTGCCACTAGGGTCCTCTGCAACATATGTGGTGACCCCATGTGCACGACGGACCCCAGCCCCGGGGGGAGCGTCTCTCCGTATTGTATCCCCCAAGGAAGAGAAGGCTGGATCAACTGGTCGATGCGTCAGTTCGAGCACACCGAGGAGAAGGTAATCCCCATGAGTGACATGAACCGCCCCCAGCAGGACCCGAAGCCCGGGAAGACGCCGGTCACTGGGCTGGTGATCAGTGACCTCCGAATCCGTCAACTGCTCGGAGTCGAGAAGTACGGGACAGAGCTGAAGACGCAGAACGGTCGTGATGCCCTCATCGACGCCTATCAAGAGGCGCTGGATCTGGTGATGTACCTCCGACAGACGATAGAGGAGAAGAGAGAGGCAGAAGGCCGTGCCGATACGAAGTTGGTTGAGTTCTGGCCTACCACCACCTCCGTAGATGTGGATGAGGTGCTCAAGGAGAGGTCCCCCGCGGATCACATTCTGGACGCGGTCGATGTCAAGATCGAGCCCATTGTCTCTCTCTCCTCCCCGGGTGAGTCCTTCGAGAATCTCTTCGCTCGCCCCGGTCGCGCCATCCCAGTCGACAGCGGTGATCGCATGACCGCCCGCGAGTTTCTCAGTTACCGTGAGGCAGAGGGAACTCGGACGATGACCACCCTGACTGCCGATGAGTCCATCGCTCAGGAGGCTCACCGCCTCGTGCTCGGGGACCGCGGCGCTGCGTACGGCCACCCGATCGATGACTTCGGCCGGACAGCCGGGATGCTCAACGCCCTGCTCGGTGCGAAGCTGTCGAGCCCCCTCACGGAGGAGGACGTGGCCTGCGCGCTGATCTGCGTCAAGCTGAGCCGGGAGCGCAACCACCCGAAGCGGGACAATGTCGTGGACATCGCGGGGTACGCGATCACGCTGGAGATGGTGAAGGAAGAGCGGGCCCGCCGGGCGAAGGCTGCGGATGGACGCGACTAAGCTCTGTTGCAAATGCGGTGATCGAGCAGCTCTCGTAGGCAGTCGCTGTGTTCCCTGCTACACCGACCGGTACGCTCGGCGTCTCCGAGTCGGGGCCCCCACCCTTCGCTCGCGGCGTTGGTGGGTCGAGAATCGGCGGCGCTTCGAGACTGCTCTCACCGCAAGACTCATGGCCATCGCAGCCGGGTTGGCGCCGGGCCCCAAGGAAGATCTCGTGCAACTCTTCTGGAGGAACGGGCACTTCCACCCGTGGACCCGCAACCCACAGGCAGCGAGGGAAGCACTCACGAAGATCATCGACGGCGCCGACGCGGTCGTCAGAGGAGAATGGGAATGGCGGAAAAAGAAGGTGGCCTCGTGATCAGGAGATTCGCCGATGAAGACCGTCTCAACAAGGCCTTCGAGATGGTGAAGAGCCACGAGGGCGGGTTCGTCAACGACCCGGACGATCCGGGTGGGGCGACCAACGTGGGCATCACACTGAAGGCGTACATCGAGTTCTGTGAGGACACAGGACGAGATGTGCCGACGGTGGAGTCTCTGAGGAAACTGACCGAGAACGACATGATGACGTTCTACGGTCGCCGGTACTTCGACCCGTTCATGTGGATCGAGGACGACCGGTTGTTCTACCTCCTCTGCGACACGGCGGTGAACAACGGCCGCAGCCGGGCTATCCTGTGGCTCCAGCGTGCGGTTGGTCTGCTGGAGGACGGCGTCATGGGGCCGAAGACGAAGACGGCGGTGAACGACGCTGTGCCGAACGACGTCTTCTTCCGTGTCTTCGCCCTGCGTATGAAGGAGTACGGGACGCTGCCCACACGGAACCCCAAGCTCGTGAAGTTCATCGGTGGCTGGCTCAACAGGCTGGCGACCTTCCTCCCGGGAGTGTGAGATGCGGGTACTCGTGCTGGACACAGAAACTGGGGGCCTCGACCCGAACGTCGAGTCCATCCTCACCCTCGGCATGTGCGTGCTGGAGGGGGACGACATCATCGACGGGACGCTCATCAAGATCGTCGAGCCGGAGATCAACGCTCACCCGAGGGCGCTCGCCGTCAACGGCATCAACCTCGACGAGCACCGGCGTACTGGCGTCTCCCCCGCTCAGGCGGTCGAGCAGATCAGAGAGTTCGTCCGGGGGTGGGGCTTCGGTCGCTCGATCGTCCCGGCCGGACACAACGTTCCGTTCGACCTCGGCTTCATCCGCCGCCTGTTCCGGATCGCGGGAGCGGACTACTCATCCGTGTTCAGCCACCGGTCGATCGACACGATGGCGGTGGCGGGCACCCTCGCGCTCGCGGGCCGTCTCTACGGTCAGCCGAACATCGGGCTGGACGCCCTGTGCAAGCGGTTCGGGATCACGATCCGCTCGGGCACGACCCACGACGCGCTCGAAGACGCCCGGGCCACGGCCCGGCTGCTGGTCAGACTGGTGGCTATGGTCAAGAACCCGAATCTGGAGGCGCCAGCGACTCAGTTGACCGTCCCGTTCGAGGATACTCAGGGATAATGCCTGCCTAGAAACACAGAAAGCCCCGTCAGATAGTCAGTTAACAACTGATTATCTGGCGGGGCTTTTCTGCGTCTTGACGTTTCAGTGTTTCCCGTGGCCTCGACCGCGATCGTGCTCGTGCTTGCACGAGTCGACCTCAGCGACCCCCGGGACGTCGGGTTCCCCCTTGGGGCGGAGGGGGTCCCGGCTGCACCCGGTGAGCAGGGTGAGCAGGGTGAGGACGAACAGCGCGGCCCTCACTTGACAGCCTTCATGGCGAGCTGGACGCCGACGGCGAGCCCGAAGCCAGCACACGCGGCCTTCATGGCCAGCATCACCATTCCGAAGACGAGATTCAACAGCAGGAACATGAGATCCATGGGTACCTCACACGATGGGGTTGCGTTTCTTGACGCCGATCACCTTCGCGCCCTCCACCCTCGGGGGTGGATTCTTGGCGGTCCGGCGCTCGGAGACCTTCTGGTCGATGAACCTGCGAGCGCGCTCCAGCAGATCGGGATAGCGGCGGGCCTCCTGTGGGACGCCCATCCGCTGTTCCAGATCCGCCTCGATCTTCTCCCGATCCCGGCGGAGCTGTCCGGGACTGGTTCGCTTATACGGTCTGGCCATTGGCCTTGCCCGACAAGCGCTCGACGGTGCGAAGACTCCCGAGACCGAGTAGTCCCCCGAGCAGAGCCATCATCGTGCCCATGTCGAGAGTGGGGAATACGACCGGGCGCCCAGCGAGGGCGCTTCCCCATGTGATCAGTGGTCCGACCACGAACTGCATCGCGAGTCCGGCCACGCATATCCAGCCGCAGGCCGGGCGCCAGCCCGAGATGAAGAGGTTCGCGTTGGCGGCCTCGATCTCGTTGATCCGCATTTGGCCCTTCGCCAGATCGGTGTCTGCGGCAAGGCGAGCCAGCTCACCGGACTGCTCCAGCTCGGCGAGCCGGAACAGGGCGTCGGCCTTCTGCTTCTGGTCGGGGAGAACGCGGTCGAGGACGCCCTTCGCGAGTTCGGCGAGAACGCCGACGAGGGGGAGAGCCATGGTTACTCCTTATCGGGGGGCAGCGGCCCGAGCGGGGGCCTGCCTGCACCGACGTTGACGCTGACGTAGTGCTCGGCGAAGAGCCCGACGAACAGCACTGCGGCCGCGGCGACTTGGATCCCGAGGGGGATCTCGACACCGACGCCGAGCTTGAGCAACAGGCCCCACACGACCAGAGTGACCTCTTCGATCGCGGTGAAGATCAGAACACCTCGCAATGCTTTGCTCATGTTATTGCCTCCGTTCCAGCGCCTTGTCGAGCTTGTCTTCCACTCTGCGCTGGGAGTTCTTGATGTCGACGATGTCGTCTTTGATGTGCTTCTGTTCCGCTTCCTGAACAGCCTGCACCTTGTCCATCCGGTCGACCTGTGCGCTGGTGTGTGAGACCCACCCGATTGCCCCGCCGATGAGGGCCGTCACGAGCGCCCCCACTGCGAGCTTCGTGATCCACCCGGGAACGACTTCCTTGGTCATTACTCTGCCTCCTCGTCCAGCTGCGCCTCACTCTCCAGCCGTCCCGTCGCGCGCATGGCGCGGACGTACCGCTTGAGTTCGTTGGCAGCAGCCACGATCTTCTTCTTCGCTGCATCCATTGCGACCTTGTCCTCGTTCTGCCCGGCCTTCTTCATCTCGAACTTGGCGTCCCTCAGTACGCGCTTGCGCTCCTGAAGTCCTGCGTCGAGCAGCCCGGGACCACGCCGTGAGACACTGGCGAAGCCCATACCTCCCGCCTCTTCGACGAGACGCTTGGCTCCCTCGGCTGGGCTGTGCTGCGCCCCTTCGATCGCCTCACCGGCGATGCGGACGGCCGGGACAGCGCGGGCTACCTTCTCCCCGATCGACTTGTGCTTGCCGAAGCGGTCCGTGTCGGACAGCATGTCGAGCGCAAGCGAGGGCATCGTGAGCATCGAGCCCATGTTGCCTGCCGCGGTCTTCGCCGTCTCCTTCATGAACTGCATGGGAGTGTCGAGGCCTTGTGCCACACGCGCAGCACGCGAGGGCAGGTTGCCCAGCCCGGCCTGCTTCGCCATTTCCTCGGTGATGAACTGGCGGACGCGGAGCACGACCGGCTTGCCCGTCCTGTCACGGAGGGGCGCCCCGGTGGTGGGGTTGCTGAGGATGATGTGGGCCGCACCACGCTCCCACGCGGGGAGGGAGTCCTCGACCTTCCGGAACTCATCGTTCTGGTTGTTCCACATGGCGAAGCCGAGTGGTATGCCGACGAGCGTTGCGAGTGTCCGGGCGCGAGAGCCCTTGGTCGTGGCCGACTCGTAGACGTGGCGCATCGCGAGCCCTTGGAACTGGATGAAGGGAGTGAGCAGGCGCCACATCGGTTCGCGTGCGGCCAGCGGAGCACCGGAGCCGTACTCCAGCGTAGCGCGCCGACCGACGCGACCGAACTCGGAGGGGTCCCCCGTGCGTTCGAGGGCTTCGAGGCCCGCGGCGATGCGGGGGTACAGCTCGACCTCACTACGCACGTCGCGCATGAACTGGCCGACGGGGTTTTGGCCGGTCTTCGTCTCCCCCGCAGGGAAGAGGTTAGCGAACTCAGCGGGGGTGCTCATGTCCGCCCCGACGACCTGCGACATCGTGGTGTGCTGACCGAGCCCCGCATCCTCCACCAACTGGTCGACATCAACCAGCTGGCCATTGATACGGAGCGTCATCGGACTCTTGTCGCCCGTGACGTGCTTTGCGAGCCGCTTCGCAGCGGACACGCCGTACCATTTGAGGATGCCGAGCGGCCGGGCCTTTTCGCCCGGGAGCCCGGTGAGGGCAGTCACGAGATCTGACGCGAGGTTCAACGTGGTGTTCGCGGGGTTGTAGACCGTGAGCCAGCGCGCGGCGGCCTTGCCCGACTTGCGCCACACGTCTTCGGCCATCGAGTCCTTGGGGGAGATCTCCTCGAAGGCGCGCTTGACGGCCTTCGGGATGACGAACCCACCACTCGCGTACTTGTCCACGCCCATCCCATCGAGCGCCCCAGCGAGGGCGGAATCCGCGGGCTTGCGCGGCATGTAGCCGATCTGCCCGGGGCCCGGTTCGTAGCGCACGAGGTTCTTCGGGATGGCGTCACCCCACTTGAACTGATCAGTGAGGTTGATGGCGGGGTCGGCCATCAGCTTGTTGAAGAGCGCGCGGTTCTGCTTCCACTGGAAGTATTTCGTGAGGACGTCGTGTTCGAGCGCAGCGAGGTTCGTCTCACGCGCTCCGCCTGCCGTCCCTCGCCGCTGGGCCTGACTGAGCCGACGGACGAGAGTCTCGTCCCCACTCGCCTGCGCGAGCCCACGCGCGATGCCGGTGATGTGGCGCATCGGAGTGTAGTCGCGGAGTTCCCTCTCGGGGATGATCGCACCTTCGTCGACCATGTCCGCGAATACACTCTTCAGCATGTCCTTCCGCATGACGGACGCAGCCGCGACTTCCGGGTCCGCGTCCACGGCAGCGCTCAGCTTCTGCGTGCCCTTCTCCCAGTCCGCCAGTGGGATGCGAACGACCTTGCCGTCGTCCCCCAGCTTGAGGATGGAGTCGTAGCCTTCACGCCGAGCCTGCGCGAGATCGTCCGCGGCGACTGCGTGGTCCCACAGGAGAGCAGCCTGTGCGACCCGGTCCCGCTTCAGGTTGTTGTACGCGGGCCGCATCGCCTGAGTGGCGAGCGTGCGGGCCTGCTCGATGTTGTGCCGGTGGTCGATCAGCTCCCGGGTGAGCTTCTTCGGCATACCGGGGTCCGAGTGGATGAAGCTCGTGAGAGCACGCCCGACCTGCTCGACCCACCCGTCGACGGAGGGCTCGGCCGCCATGGAGCGCAGGCCAGCCTTCATCGCGGGGTCACCCGCGAACGGGACGTCCGCGTGGCGCTGCACGACCGACGGTCCGAGGGCTTCGCCCTCCTTCAGGACGGCCTTCGCAGTGCCCTCGCCGAGGTCTGCGATGTTGGGCCGGAAGGCCTTCACAGCGCGCGCAGCAGCTTCGACGATGGGGGTGAAGTTGGGCATCAGGATCTCCTACTCCGCTTTCGCGGGGTTGCGGAACTTCTGGACGAACTCTTCGCCGGAGACGACCTTGCGCTCGTCGACTCGCTTGAGCAGCTCCGCGGCCTTCTCCTTGCGGAAGAGGCCGAAGACGCGGGTCGTGTTGTACGACGGGCCGACGGGATCGATGTACTCCCAGACGGTGCCGTCCTTCTTCACGAGCAGGTTGCCGACTGCGCCAGCGTCCGTCATCGGGCGGAACTTGCCCGCGTCGGCCAGCGCCTTCAGCTCTTCGGTGGTCTTGCCCAGCGCCTCACCCGCGAGGGTGAAGGCTTCGGCGGGGCGATCGAGCATCTCCTTTGCGACAGCATCGGGGAGCACGGGCAGCGCGCCCGGCTCCCGTCGCATGCGGATAGAGTTGCCCTCTTCGCTGACGACGCGGAATCCGTGCTTCTGGTAGAACCTCTTCAGCTTGGGGAGTGGGATCGTCCCTCGCTCGCCGGGCTGGGGCAGGGGGAGCGCCGTCAGTTCGATCGGTACTTCCTGCGCGTCGGCGACCTCGGTGAGGCTCGTGAGCAGCTTCTGCCCGTCGCCTCTCCCGTTGCCCATGTTCTGGAGGTGTTCGAGTTCGACGCCCTTACCCGATTCGAGCGGCTTGACCCGGAACTCCACGCGCCCCGCGCGACGGCTGATGTCGGTGGGGGAGCTGCTGAGGGGGACGCCGAGCGCACGCATGTCCATGGCTGCCCGCTCTGCGGGGCCGATGACGCGCGCGTTGGGCTCGATCGCCGGGGCTTCCGGCACACCCAGTTTCGGGGGATTGGTGAGGACGCGCTCTCCGCCCGGGGCGGCCGGGGCCGGTTCAAGGGACAGCGGACGAGGCTCTGGGGCCTCGGGGATGGGCCGCCCAGCCGAGTCTTCCAGCGCGAGCGGGGGACCCACTCGGCCCTCGGGGGGCGGCATGACGGCGTCCGGCGGCTCCGCCCGGGGCGTGAGCGGCAGCTGATCAGGCGGAAGCGGGGCCGGAACGCCCGTCGGTTCGAGGTCGGGGAGCGGGGCGACGTTCTCCGGGGGAGCCAGCGGGGCGCCCTCGGGGACGAACTGTGTGCTCGGGCCAGCCAGTGCCGGGGGCGTGACGCGCGGTGCGAGCCCGCCCTCTTCGGCGATGTGCAGCGGACCGCGGGTGAGCCCTTCCACCGCGCCCTGCGACGGGGGCAGGCTGACCTCCGGATAGGGGGCGACCCCCACACCCTTGGCGGCCGGTCCCTGTGCGCGAAACGCGGCCAGCTTGGCCATGAGGATCTGCTCCATCTCGGGGTCGGCTTCGCCCTTGATGCGCTGGACAATGTCCCGGACGATGACGTCGTCGGGCTGAGTGAGGTCGACACCGAAGCGTGAGTTGAACCACCCGGGCTCGAAGGAGTCGGCGAAGCTGTCGAGTGCGGCCTTGCGTGTGGCTGCCCGTGTGCCCGCGGCGACTTCCGCGGCCCTGCGTGCGCCCGCGCCCGCGAGATTCTCGATGCCCGGACCGAGGAGGCCACCGAGGATGGCGCCCGCGGTGCCCATCTGTGCAGCGGCCGGGAGGCCTTTCTGGAAGAAGGCGTCGAACTGCTCACCCGAGCCCCTTCCCTCATCGGCGGCCTCCGCCGCAGCAGTGAAGCCGTCCTTCGCGAGCCCGTAGCCAGCGCCAGCGAGGGCACCAGTCGCAGCGTGACGGGCGACTGAGCCCACGACGGAGCCTGCCAACTTCTTCACGAGGGGGATGCCGGTCTTCTCGGCCAGCTTGGTCAAGCCCTTACCACCACCCCCACCGATCGGGAGGGTCGCATAGGTGCCAGCGCCTTCAGCGATCTGGCCGATGCCCTTCTTGGCGACGTCCCCGACGTCTCCCATGATGGACTTCTGGGTGTCCGCATAGCCCGTGATGATGTCGCGGATGGCCTGCTCGTCGTAGCCCTTGGCGCGCAGCGCCTCGACGTTGGGGACGGGCATGTTCTCCGCGGTCTTCTCCAGTGCCCTACCAGTGAGGAAGGACTGAGCAGCCTCGATGGGGGCGGTGAATCCCTCGACGATGGGGCGGACGACAATCTCCCCAGCCGCCGCCATCTTGCGGGGATCTTGTAGAGCAGCGACGGCGTTCCCCACGCCGTGGGCGATGGGGCCGACAGCTTCCCGGATGGACCGCTCGGGCTTCACGTAGTCAGCCCCGTAGAGGTTCTTCAGGACCTGCTCGTGCTCCGCGAGGGAGAGGGGCTCCCCCGTCTCCTGTGCGAGCGCGCCGAAGTCGGACTCGATGATCTCGTCATCGGTCGCGTCCTCGGGGAAGTCGGGCGTGTCCGCGCGAAGCTTGTCTGCGACGTGCTTCCGCCACGCAGCACGCTCACGCTGCGGGTATTGGTCATCAGGAGGGAACAGGGGCATCGGGACTCCTTACTTGGGTTTCGCAGCCTTGGCGCGCTCTTCGCGGAGGCGCTGAAGTTCCCGGGCACGAGGAGAGAGTTGGGCTCCCTCGGCTGCGGGGGCAGCGCCGTGTGCGGCGGCCTTGAGAGGCGGGACAGCGGCGCCGACGGCGGGAGTGATCGCATTCATCGCCATCTCCACCGCCTGATCCACCGAGTACCGGGCCTTGGAGGCGCCGGTGACGTCGGTGTCGGACTGCGAGATGAGCGTGCGGATGAGACCCATGACGGCGTTGACGTACTTGACCTGCTCGTCCTTCGACATGCCCGCGAGTTCCTTGCGGCCAGCGACGGCGGCATTGACGCGCTCCAGTGCGGCGGCTTCCTTCGCCTCGGCGAGTTCCTTCTTGTTCTTCTGGAGGGTGTCCTGCTTCGAGCGCCAGTCGTCGAGTTCGTTCTGACGATCGATCTCACCGAGCTTCGCGTGGAGCTTCTCCAGCTCCTCGGCCTGCTTGAGCGCCTTCGAGTTGTTGCCCTTCTGCATCTCCTGCTGGATCGAGGCGTTGAGGATGGCCTCCTTCAGCGAGAGGATCTTCGCACCCTTCGCCTGTTCGGCTTGATGTGCACGCGAGCGCTCCTGTGCGAGCAGTCCGGGAGCGTCCTCGGGGGCACCGAGCGCGGAGAAGAACGACTGGACCTGCCCCGGGGCCCTCGGAGCGGGCTGGGCCTCCGCGTCACCGAGGAGAGAACGGTAGCGCTCCTCGTAGTTGATGTTCGGCTGTGCGGAAAGGTAGGCGTTCAGGCGTGCGTAGTGGTCCGCGATCAGCGAGTCCTTCTCGGCGGCGACGGGCTCTGCGGCAGGTGCGTCTGCATCGATACCGGTGGCATCGGGGACGGTGTTCGCCTCGGCGCCCTGCGGGGTGGCCGCGGCCACGGTCATGCCGGACATGGTCTGGTTGAGGCCGTTGTTCACGACGTCGCTGGCCGTGTCGGAGACGTTGCGGAAGCCCAGTGCGCGTGCACGCTCGGGCGACAGGTCCTTGATCTTGGTGCCCATGTTACCTCCGTCCCGGGTGGACGAGGCGCCCGAAGGTGCCGGAGAGCATGCGGCCCCCCTTCTTCAGAAAGCCCCACTTCGAGCCGCGGACGCCGAAGTTCTCGTCGATGTTGTCGGGCGATGCGTCGTTGCGGATAGCGACGGAGGTGCCGTCGGCAGGCGCGGCGGCGGCCTTGGCAGCGGGCATGGCGGAGAGCGCCACGCCAGCGGCGTTGCCGATCTTGCTCCAGATGCGCCCACCCGTGTTCTGCACACCACCCGCCTCACGATCCCGGAGGATGGCCTGCATGCGGTCGGAGACCATCTGCTGGGCAATGGGGGCGACGGAGGCGTAGAGGTTCCCCCGCGCCTGATTCACCATCGCGTTGCTCGCTCCCTCGCCTGCGCTGGTAGCGAAGACGCCCGTGCCGGTGCCCGCCCCTGCGGCGGGGGTGAGCCCGAGCTGGGCCGCCTGCCGTTCGGTCGCGTTGCCGAAGCGCTGTCCAGTCTCGGCGGCGGAGCCGATGATCTGCTGTCCCTGTGGACTGTTGACCACGTTGTGGAACAGCTCGTTGATCTCTTTCGTGACGGCTTCCACGCCGAAGTGCTGCTTCAGCCAAGCAGGGTCGATGTACTGACGACCCTTCTCGCCGAAGATAGCCCCGGCGAGGGAGGCCGCCGAGAGAATGGCTGTGACAGGATCCATGTGTGACTCCTTAGCCCAAGTATTCGAGGCGCGCGTCGATGGTGTAGACGGGCGTGCCTGCACCGGGGGATGTGAGCGTGGTGGTGAAGGTGATGTTCTGGCTGGCGGCGACCCGGACCACAACGGATGCGTGAGAGAACGAGTTGTTGACGAACAAGTCGTGTGCCGTGTAGGGAGCGATGTTGCTGGTGCTCCCGAGGAACCCGATGACTTCTGTCTGGGCGGTGCCCTCGTTCCACGCCAGCGTCACCGTGACATTGTCCGCTGCGTCTCCGCCAGTGGTGGTCTTCAGGTAGAACGACACTCGGTAGAGTCCCGCCGAGACGGTGGTGCCCGTCAGCAAGGTCTGGGCGGTGAGGCTCCCGTTCTGTCCCGTGAGGACAATGCGGCCCAGAGTGCCCGACGCCGATGCCGCGATACCGAGCAGCGGGATTCCGGCGGTGACATCCCCAAGGGTGTACGTGCGGGACGCCGTGCTGACTACCGAGATAGCGTTGTTCGTGCTCGCCGATGAGCCCGACGTGATGAAGCGGAGCCTCTTGGTCGAGGTCGTGATGTCTTGGAACGAGGCACCCGTGGTCGCGGTAGAGCAGCGGAAGGTCGAGCTGGTATTACCCGCGAGAGCTGCGACTGCACCCGAGATGATAACTGTCCCGCTCGCATCCGGGAACGCCCAGAAGCGGTTGGCCGTGAGGTTGGTGTCGGTCTGGATCTCACCGACGAAGCCGGAGCCATCGTCGAGGGCGAAACCCCAGCCATTCACGGCTCCCCCACCTCCCACGATGATGCGGGGAGTGTAGGTGGATCCGTTTCCGTCAAAGATCCATGTGACCCCGACGATGGTCCCGGGCGTCGAGTCAGTGAGAAGGGTGCCGTTGCCATCGGGGAACGTGAATGTACGGGTGCCGACCGAGAGGCCGGAGCACTGGAACTTCGCGATCTTGGTGGGGGTGGCGTCGTCGAGGATGGAGAAGGTACTGTCGGTGACCGAGACCGAAGAGACGGTCGAGATGGGGCCGTCCCACACGCCCGCGGAGGTCACACGAGACAGGAGGGTGGCTCCGGAGTTCCGGAACTCCTGCAAGTTCCCTGATTGGGACGCGGCCCCCTGAATGAGGGTACCAACCGTGGCAGCCGTGTCGGGGGTCACTGTTAGCATAGGGCTCAATGCGCCAGATCCGGTGCCGATGCCCATATGACCATCGTCGCTGATTCGACCCGATTCCGTGCCGCCGTTGAGATCCCAACGCATCAGATCGGACGTAGCCGATCCTACTGCGGCGTAGCTGACAGCCCAGTAGTTCGCTTCATTGGACCCGCTAGCGTAACGGATTTCAAGATGGTTCGCCAAGGCGGGGACAGTTCCACCACCCTGTGGATCACCGGTGAGGACGTAGACATACTCTGTCCATGCCGAGCCATCAATGTCTGCGTTGAGGGCGATGGTTGGAGTAGACCATGCTACGCCGTTTGCATCTCGCACCACGAAACTTCCAAGAGCGAGCGCCGACAGTGCACCCAACCGACGTTGCTTGACACGCAGAATGATTGAAGACTGTCCCGCAGGGATGGCCGGAGACATCACAACATCCACACCGAACGAGCCGACACCATTGCGGGCAGTGAACCCGGCGTTGTCATCATCCGTGAACAGTGCCTCCCAGAACGTTGCGGGGGGCGGGCCGAAGTCATTGTAGAGACTCCACGGACTGGGCATAGACCCATCTGAGTTGGGGCGCGACAATGATGTGCTATTTGCGACGTGCAACTTGGCTTGAGGGGCAGCGACCGTAATGCCCAGCCGATCGGTGAACTCGTCGTAAGCAGAAGTCTGTGCCTCGCCGAGGTAGATCGACCCCTTCACTTCACTGGCGGTCGAGCTGAAGGTCAGGATCCCCGAATCGTCGGTGTCACCGAAGGCCAGCTGGCCATCGGCGCGACCGGGGAGGAAGAAGAACTGGGAGAGGTCGACGTCCCCCGGCAGCGGGTCCCCACTCCCGTCAGGCACCTCACCGCGGATGATGGCGTTCATGCCGGTCGCGGCTTGGCTCACCCCTTGGTAGAGAGCACGGAAGGCTTCGTACTCCCAGCGAGGGATGCCCTTCTTCGGGACGATGACAGGAGTGGGGCGCATGGGTGGTCCTTATGCAGCCCTGTTCTGCTCCAGACCGAGATCGCTCATGAGGTACGTGAACGAGTTCAGGCGGAGGCCCACACCGAGATCGACGAGCGATGCGTCGGGGAGGGCAACCTTCTGGATCAGGAGTTCGAGGGACTGCTTGGCGTTGTCGTTGTGCACCACGAAGTTGTCGCCAATGAGCGTGGAGTTGTACGACGTGTCGAGGGCAGTGATGGCTTCAGCAACGTTGGAGCCATAGACGGTGACACCGACGGTGCCGGTGTCGAAGGTCAGCGTCCCAGAACCAGCCGTGTGAGCCGGTTGAGAGAGCGTGAGGCTGCTCGCCGAAGCCACGGCAATGACAATGGTGCCGGGCTTGAGGTTCGCCCCCTTGACCCGCATGCCTGCGACGATGGAGCCGAAAGCTGCCGAAGAAGTAACAGTAGCGCTGTCCGCGGTCGTCGTCCCAGTAGCCGTGGAAGCCGAGCCGGACGCCACGAAGTCGACATAGATGCGCTCCTCCCTCGCGAGTCGTTCCGTCCCCGCAGCACGGATGCGGCGAGTACGGATGATCTGGGTGTTCTTGACGGTGGTCGCGGTGCCCGCCGAGTTCGCCACTTGGTAGGTGGGCATCACAGTGCCCTGATCCTCCACGTAGATCTTGAAGTCTTCCTCGTTGGCCGTGAGCAGGAGATGCTCACCGTCCTGCATAGCGGGACAGGACGCCCGTCCGGAGACGGTGATCGGGCCGATGGCGGGGAGCATACCACCGTCCTTGATCTTGTCCTGCGCGTAGCTGAAGACGAGCGCCCGGGTGTTCTTCGTATGGGAGGCACCAGCGGGGCAGAAGTAGACGACGATCCACTTGTCCCGCGGGTAGACGCGGACCTGACATGTGCTGAGAGCGGACATCTTCATCATCGCTCGGTGGTTGATGTCGAGGTTGGCGGGCCGGACGGTGATACCGTCCGTGATGAAGAACCCAGCGGTGGAGACATAGAAGAGGAACGTACCACCACCCGGCATGTCGAACTTCTCGGCAGCGAGGGGGCCCACGATCCCGTGGTCTTCCGCGAGTGCCTCGTGTGCGACCTCGGTTTGCTGGAACTCGGTGTCGAGTTCGGTGGGCAGCCAGTTCACGCGCTTGATGTTGTCCTTCATGCCGACGACAAGGATCTGGCCGAGTGAGCGAACGCAGGTCACTTGATCACGCTTGCGCGTGAGCATCTTCATGAAGTACGGCTGGGGGAAGGCCTCGGGCTTGCCCGGGAGGGACCAGCGGATAAGGCCACCGATGAGGATGTCGTTGACGACGTACGAGCCTTGGAAGAAGTCACCCGTCGAGAACGTCGGCGGGGGCAGATTCGCGGGGTCGTTGATCGTGGTGCCCACCTGAGAGCGGTAGGTGACGACGCGGTAGGGGGGCCCGTCGAGGTTGATCGTGCCCCCGGAGAAGAACAC